TTTGTGGTGACTCCACCGTCTTGTCGGATGTGGAGCGGCTCATGGGTGGCCAATTGGCCGACATGGCTTTCACCGACCCACCCTACAACGTGGACTATGGCAACAGCGCCAAGGACAAGATGCGCGGCAAAGACCGGCGCATCATGAATGACGATCTGGGTGAGGGGTTCTTTCAGTTCCTCTACGACGCCTGTCTGAACCTGCTTGTGGTCACCAAGGGTGCCTGCTACGTGTGCATGAGCTCGTCAGAGTTGCACACCTTGCAAAAGGCCTGGATCAAGGCAGGCGGCAAGTGGTCCACGTTCATCATCTGGTCCAAGAACACCTTCACACTCGGACGCGCGGATTACCAGCGCCAGTACGAACCCATCCTCTATGGATGGAAGCAGGGCTCGGACCACTTCTGGTGCGGGGACCGGGACCAGTCGGACATCTGGAACTACAACAAGCCCCGGGTCAATGACTTGCACCCGACCATGAAACCGGTCGAGCTGGTCGAGCGGGCGATCAAGAATTCATCGAAAAGCCGGGACATCGTGCTGGACCTGTTTGGTGGTTCTGGCACTACCCTGATCGCCAGTGAAAAAACCGGGCGTCATGCTCGTCTCATTGAACTCGATCCCAAGTTCGTGGATGTGATCATCAAGCGCTGGGAGGACTACACCGGCCAGCAGGCAGTGCGCGAGGACGATGGAATTAAATTCGGCGAGATATCGCAGACTGATCAGCCAAGCCGTGCGCAATAGCGAGCGTAGTTCGACCCAGAGGGATCGATGAAGAGGTAAGGGCGACCGGGTGCATGCACCTCGACACACAGCCTGCCATCTCCGTAATAGCCACCCTTGCCACCCAGCCAGTCGCGAGACTGGAGCAGGTTCACTGCAAAGCTGTCGAACTCTGCTGGTTCCATCTCGCGGGTCTCGGTGACGTAGACGGCGCAGTCTTCGCTGCCAGCGATCTCGCTCATGGTGGCGGGCTTGCGGCCAAAGGGCAATCGAATGCTGAGCTCTTCAACCTGCATGACCTTGCCATCGAACTGGATGGTCAAGGGTTTGCGTTCAATCGTGATGGTCATGGTTTTCATGTGAACCTCAGGCAGCTTGGTTGGTGATTCGGTAGATGCGGTCTGCACCGGTTTGCTTTTCTGAAGTGATCTCCAATCCCAGCTTCTTCTTGAGGGCTCCAGCCATGGCACCTCGCACCGTGTGGACCTGCCAACCTGTGGCCTCGGTCATCTGGGGCAACGTGGCGCCTTCTGCGCGAGTGAGCAGCTCAATCAGTACAGCTTGCTTTGTGCCCTCAAGCTTGGCGCGCGGCGCCTGGACCGTGATGCCAATCGCCTGCAGCCCTGTGGCTGTGGCCACATACACCTCAGGCTCTGCGGCGCTTGGCTCGATGAGCTCAGCGTTGTGCATCGAGGTGAGCACCTTGATACGAGCCCCTCCTTTGAGGGTGTCGGGGAAGTTGATCAGTTTCTTTTGTGGATGCTGCGCAGCCGCTTCGAGCAGCGCGCGTTGGGTGTCCGTGAGTTTCATTCTTTGCCTTTCGATGTTGTTGATGTGTTTTTTCCTGCTTCGATCCCTGCGGCGTAAGCAGCCTCCAGTGCGCTCTTGATGCACCAGACTGCGACGTCGTGGAAGTCCGAGCGATCGCTGTTTTGTGTCTCCAGCGTTTCGATGAACAAGTGCTCTTTGGCGATCTGCTCCAGCAGCTTGTTCAGGTCCTTGTTTTGTTTCATTGGCTTGGTTCCTTTCGTTCATCCAATGTGATGGATTGACGCTCTGAATCAAGATGAAGCCAAGTCAATTTTTGAAGCTGTCGCTTATTCCTTGAAAGACGATTTAGATGCCGCGAAGTGCGCCCACTCCATGCCGATATCCAGGTTGCGCACAGGTACTCAACGTGCCTGGTTACTGCGCCAATCACCAGTCGCAAGTGCACCGTGAATACGGCCGTGCGCGCAGAGGGTTTGATACAGAGCTTGGCTTTTATCAATCGGCCAGGTGGCGCAACACCCGTGCAGTGGTGTTACGGGATAACCCGCTTTGCTGCAGGTGCCAGGCCAAGGGTCTTTTGCAACCAGCCAAGGTCGTTGACCACATCGTTCCAGTCAAAGAAGGCGGTGAGCGCTTTGAGCGAGTGAACCTGCAGAGCCTGTGCGTGCCCTGTCACAACGCCAAGACCGCCTTAGAGACCGCGTCCTCGCGCCAGTGACCCCGTCCTGAAGGGGTAGGGGGGATGAATCTCTACAGACTGCCTTCGAAGATGCGTTGGCCTGCGCAAATTTTTGTGCGTGCAAATTGAACAAGGGGGGGTATCCCCCAAAGCCTGCAGCAAAGGCAGTACATCAGATGAACATCAAACCAAGCGGGTGATTTATGAGTGGACGCAAGCCACTGCCGACTCAAGTCAAGCAGATCAAAGGGACCTTGCAGCCATGCCGGACCAACTACCACGAGCCCATCCCAGAGGGCTTGCTGGTTGAGCCTCCGGACTACATGCCAGAGGGTGCCAAGGCTGCTTGGCGCTACGCACTTGAATGTGCCCCGCCCACGCTGATCCGCAAGCTGGACATGTCCGTGCTGGAGATCTGGGCCTGTGCGGCTGATCTGTACCGGCAGGCCCAGGCGGGCATCGGCAAGACCGGGCTCCTGGTGAAGGCGCCCCACAGCGGCGTGCCCATGCAGTCGCCGTATCTGGCCATTGCCAACAAGCAGGCCCAAATCATGACCAAAGCTGCGATCGAGATGGGATTCACCCCAGCATCTCGCTCGCGCATCTCCATTCCAAACGAACGCCCGGGCGAGGAGCTCGATCTCTGGGAGGACATCGTGGGTTGACCCAAAGGGACACAGGATGAGCACATACGCCGCGAGCGCCAAACAATATGCCGAGCGCGTTGTCTCCCATGAGATCCTGACCTGCGAGTGGGTCCAGAAAGCCTGCAAACGCCAGCTCGATGACCTGATCCGCTTCAAACGCAAGAGCAGCCTGTACCAGTTCAACCCGGAACTGCTGGACCGCTATGGCAGGCCCTACAGACCAGCGGACAACCTGTGCGCCTTCATTGAGCGATTGCCCCACGTCAAAGGCCCACTGGCCAGCAAGATGATCGTTCTGGAGCCCTGGCAGGTGTTCATCCTGTCCACGGTCTTCGGATGGGTCAAATCAGACGGCAAGCGTCGCTTCAGGCGCTCCTACATCGAGGTGCCTCGGGGCAATGCCAAGTCCACTCTGTCCTCGGCGGTTGGCCTGTACATGCTGGCAGCGGACCGCGAGGGCGGCGCTGAGGTGTATTCGCTGGCCACCACCCGCGATCAGGCCCGCATCGTCTTTGGCGATGCCCAGACCATGGCTCGCCTGAGCCCGGGATTTCGGAACCGTTTTGCCGTGAACGTCGGGGCGCACAACATGCATGTGCTTCAGACTGGCTCCAAGTTCGAGGCGCTCTCGGCAGAAGGCTCCACGCTCGACGGCTTGAACATCCACTTCGGCTGCATCGACGAGTTGCACGCCCACAAGACCCGAACGGTCTATGACGTGGTGGAGACCGGTACCGGCAAGCGGGACAACTCACTGCTGTGGGTGATCACCACGGCTGGCAGTAACCGATCGGGCATCTGCTACGAGGTCCGAAGCTTTGTTACCAAGCTGCTCAACCGGGTGTTCGAAGACGACTCCCAGTTCGGGATCATCTACGGGCTCGATGAAGGGGATGACTGGGCCGCCAAGGACTCTCTCATCAAAGCCAACCCCAATTGGGGCATCTCGGTGCGCGAGGAGATCCTAGTGCCTCTGCAGGCCAAGGCCATGCAGTTGCCCAGCGCGGTCAACAACTTCAAGACCAAACACCTCAACGAGTGGGTGAGTGCAGATACGGCCTGGATGGACATGCGGTCCTGGGATGCCAGTGCCAACCCCGATCTCGAGCTCGATCAGTTCCTGGGCCAGCCCTGCTGGCTCGGTCTGGATCTGGCCAGCAAGACGGACATTGCGGCGCTCGTCATGGTGTTCAAGCACCCTGACACACCAGACGCATACGCAGTGTTTGGCAAGTACTACCTGCCTGAGGACACGGTCCAGGCGGCGGGCAACAGCCAATACGAGGGCTGGGCCCATACAGGACGTCTCTCGGTGACGCCGGGCAACGTGATCGATTTCAGCTGGATCGAAGCCGATTTGTTGGACATTTCGTCGCGGTTTTCAGTGCAAGCTGTGGCCTTTGACCCGTTCCAGGCCACGCAGCTGTCCACGCGCATGTTGTCCGAGGGGCTGCCCATGATCGAAGTGCGCCCCACGGTGCTGAACTTCAGCGAGCCGATGAAGACGCTCGAGGCCTTGGTCCTGCAAAAAAAGCTCGTTCATGACGGTGACCCGGTCCTTGCCTGGATGGCCAGCAACGTGGTCGCCCACACGGACGTCAAAGACAACATCTATCCAAGGAAGGAAAGACCAGAAAACAAGATAGACGGCATCGTTGCACTGATCATGGCCCTGTCTCGGGCGATCAAACCGGGTGAATCGGTGGTGCTTGGATCCGACTACGAGTTGATGGTGCTCTGACGTCATGGGATTTTTTAACTTCTTTGACCGCTTCAGAGCTTCGAGGATTGGAGCCCAAAGTGATCGCTCACCCTGGGGGGACTTCTATTTCGAGCCTGTTTCGGCTCGAAGCATTTCGGGCATGCGTGTCTCGGCCGATTCGGCCATGCGCCTGGCTGCGGTCTACGCCTGCGTGCGCATCCTCTCGGAGACCATGGCGTCGCTCCCCCTGGTGGTCTACCGGCCCCGCAAGGACGGCGGCAAGGACCGGGTGACGGACCACTGGCTCTACCGGGTGCTGGGCAAGAAGCCCAACCGGTACCAGAACCCGTTCGAGTGGCGCGAAATGCTTCAGGGTCATCTGGCTCTGAGAGGTAACGCTTTCTGTCAGATCCTGGCCAATAGCCGGGGAGAGATCACCGAGCTGATCCCGATTCACCCCGACCGGGTACGCATGGAGTTGCTGCCCACTGGAGACTACCGATACCGCATCCGGGATCAGGCAGGCTCCGATTTCATCCTTCCTCGAGGGGAGGTCTGGCATTTGCGGGGCCTGTCGTCGGATGGACTGATTGGTCTGAGCCCCATTGATCTCTCGCGAGAAAGCCTGGGCATGGCCCTGGCTGCGCAGGACTACGGTGCTCGGTTCTTCTCCAACGATGCCAAACCCACGGGGGGCTGGATCGAGTTCCCGGGCACCTTCAAGGACCCGGAGGCCAAGCGCGTGTTTCGGGAGTCCTACCAGGCGGCGCAGTCGGGTTCGAACCGGGGCAAGGTTCTGGTGCTCGAGAACGGTATGAAGTTTCACGAGGTGGGCGTCACGAACAAGGACGCCCAGTTCCTGGAGCTGCGCAAGTTCCAGATCACGGACATTGCCCGACTGTTCAGGGTGCCGCCACACATGATTGCGGACCTGGACCGGGCAACGTTTTCCAACATCGAGCAGCAAAGCCTGGAATTCGTCATGCACACCATGACGCCCTGGGCAGAGCGCTGGGAGGCATCCATCGAAGCTGATCTGCTTCCCGATGGTGATGCGCTGGAGATCGAGTTTGACTTTGCCAACCTCATGCGTGGGGATGCGGCCAGCCGCTCGGCTTACTACCAAAGCGGCATCCAGAACGGCTGGCTCACCCGCAACGAGGCCCGCATCTCGGAAAACCTCAACCCGATCGCAGGTCTCGATCAACCGCTGCGGCAGCTGAACATGGTCGAAGAGGGTGACGCAGAGGATGCCGAGGACGCGGAAATCGAATCTCAGGATTCCATCACCGACGCCAGTCCTGAGCCGGACCCGCAGCTGAGCCTGCGTCTTCGAAAACTGGTCGAGTCCAACGCCCAGCGACTAGCCCGGCGTATCTGCAAAAAAGGGGCCCTCGGCTCCAACGAAATCAACCTGATCGCCCAGACCTTCAGCCTGCCTCTATCGGCCGTGCAGGACTGGGCGCAGGGCGCTCCATCACTCGAGGATGAACCGGCGCTGTCCCGGTCCCTCATTCAATTGGGAATACACAAATGAACAGACAACTTCTGCTCTCCGAATTTTTGACTACCCCCTGGGCCCTGATGCCCGAGCGCCTGCAGGCCATGGCCGGGGTCTTGACCCGCTGGTCAGCTGGCGAGCCTCCAACTGATGAGGCCATGTTCCAGATCCAGTCGGAGCGGGTGCTGCGCGATACCCGCAAACAGATGGCTGCGGCCAATGCGGGCTCTGGGATTGCCGTGCTGCCCCTGTATGGCGTGGTCACTCAGCGGGGCAACATGGTCGATGACATCTCTGGCCCCGGCAGCACCAGCACCCAGCAATTCACCTCGGCCTTGCGCCAGGTCCTGGCCGACGACACGGTGGGCCAGATCTTGATCGACATCGACAGCCCCGGTGGCAGCGTGTATGGCGTTGCCGAACTCGCCTCGGAGATCGTCAAGGCCCGGGCCCAGAAACCCGTGGTGGCCGTGGCCAACAGCCTGGCTGCCTCGGCGGCTTACTGGATTGGCTGCGCTGCCAGTGAGTTCTATGTCACCCCTGGTGGTGAGGTGGGCTCCATTGGCGTGTGGCAGGCGCACTTTGACTATTCCAAAGCACTGGAAGAAGAGGGCGTCAAAACCACCCTGGTCTCGGCTGGCAAGTTCAAGGTCGAGGGCAACCCATATGTGCCACTGGACCCGGAGGCCCAGGCCTTCATGCAGTCTCGTGTGGACGACTACTACAACGCCTTCATACAGGCTGTAGCTCTTGGCCGGGGCGTGTCGGTCGACGATGTCCGAAACGGCATGGGCGAAGGTCGGGTGCTCGGAGCTGATGCTGCCCAGGCGCAGCGCATGGTCGATGGCATTGCATCCTTTGACGATGTTCTGGCCCGCATGCAGACCAAGGTCACAGGCAACGCCGTTCGCAGCCAGTCTCAGAAAAGCCATTCCCGATTGAAACAGGCGCGAGACGCTCTCGCACTGGTTTGATGCTGGTCTGATTTCAACCCTTTCTCTTGCAGTCCTCCGTTGAGGGCTGCGCCCCCCTGCGACCCGTTGGTCGTGATCCCTGTCGCCGCCTTGAGTCATTTTGACCAGGCGGCTTTTTCATTTCTGGAGATAAACCAATGAGCAAGCAATTGCGTGAGCTTCAAGCTCGCAAAGCCACCCTGGTCAAGGACGCACGCGCCC